AAATGAATATCATCTAATGTAATAACCGGGTAATTCAGGTTATCAGGAAATGTTTGCTGTAGATACCATCTAACAGTATCTTCCTCGGTAGCAGTACCGAAGTAGCTCATGTTTATGTCTGCATCTCCTGCTATACTCATTATGTAATCAGGTAGAGATAATCCACCCTGTTCCATCTGCACAAAGTTAGCTCTTACTGTGGGAAGACCATAAGGAAAATCATATATTCCTCTGGTTCTATAATTTCTTAATGGGTCTGATACCAGTGCTTCGTAGTTCTTGGCATATTCAGATAGAGATAATCCTTCTTCTGCTCTGGTAAGAGCTTCTTCCACATGTTTTCTATCTAGACTATGTTCATCATTCTCATTATTACCTACGAACTTTTGAGTAGATGTATCATCAATATCCACCATTCTATAACGCATTCTTTCCCATCTGCCCATACGATGGTCGTTTCTTCTGATAGGAGGATTTGTATTCAGGTTCATAGGTATTCTCTATAAAAATAAACCCCAGTAACGGGGTTTATTATATATGAAATTAATAGACAGGATTAAGGAGGTGGAGGTGGAGGAGTAGGGTCATATGGAACTATCTCATCCGGTATACTCTTAACTCTCCTGTTAATCTTCTGATAAGTAACATTACTGCCTATATTAGCTGGAAGCTCTGGAGTAGGTATTGAAACATTATTCTCTGTAGTTGTACCAGTAACCATAGCTTGAGGTACTCCTCCAGCACTTCCCTGAAATGTATCTCTAGCTACAGAGAACCCTACATTCCATGAATCTAACTGAATTTTTAAAACCTTTTGAAGCAAGTCATCATTGAAGCCTTCTATCTGTCTGGCATAGAGAGCTTCTTTCATCAAAGATTCAGCTTTCTGTACCCATGCCTGTATAGCAGCACCCAATGTAGCCTGATAAAGCTGTACATAAGCATTAGCATAGTCTTCACCTCTAATTCTACCTGCTTCCAACTGTGCCAGTAAATGTTCAGTAGCAGTCATCATGAGTATATCAAAGACACCTTCACCATCTACTCGATGCTCTGGAGATGTGTGTCTTACAACATTCCGAGTTATCTCATTAACATCAATAGGTACTCTGGTTGTAGTCCATACATAACTCATAACTATACTCCGTCAAAACCTTCAGCTAACTGTTTCTGTCTGATGGCATTGTATTCATCAGTAGAGATTGGACCAAGCATCTCAATGTTGTATTCAGGAACAAGATGAGACTTGGTTACCTTATTACCATTAGGCAGTCTTTCTTGTTTGAATAACTGACATTGTTTCTCTTTAATCATATTCAACATAATCTGAGGAACATGAGTAGGAACATTGAACTGGATGAACTTCTTGACTTCAGGAAGTACAGCATTCCTGACAGTAAAGATTTCTCCTGGTAAAGACTTCTTATTAGGGTTATTACAAGAGAGTCTCACCCTGATAAGTCTCATTGCTTCCTTGGTTTGTTTAGTTTCATCACTTTTGAACTGTTTGGCTTCTACAGTAGTGAAAGAAAGGCTCTTTAACCTCTCTATCTCATTGGTCTCTACAATCTCAGAGACGTTATTTTGAACAGGGGTAGGGGTAGGTATACCCTCAGTCAATTTAGCCTCTAATTTAGCCGTTTCTGATGGTTTTAGGACTGTTGGTGTCTCATCCGGATTGGAAGAGTTACCTGTCTCAGCTTGTATCTGAACTGATTGATTTTCAGGTTCAATGTGGTATTTGGTGCTAACATCGTCATTCTCCTTGTTAAATCCTAAAGAGATAGCTACTTCCTCAATGGTTGTACCTACCTCATCACAAAATATTTCGAGTTCTGCTGTAAGTTTCTCTACACCAATAGTAGGTTTAGAAGGCTTGTAACTGAGCTTGGTTGCGATTGCTCTCAACTGCTTAATATTCAGATTCATTGTGTTCCTCGACTTTAGTTGTTATTGGTAGTAGAGGACACTACCCGAAGGTAATGCCCTCTCCAAATTTACTGCTTATCGTCTTGCGACAACTTTTGCTACGGCTAGATGCTCTGCTCTCAAAATCATGCTTCCATACCACCACTGAATGGAGTAGAACCCTACCTTGCCGTATGGGTCATCTCTTCCAGCAGCACCACTACCAGGCTTACGGTTGATAATCTGGAACTTGGTATTTTCACCATTGGTCTGGAAACCAATAGTGGTGAAAGAACCAGAACCAACTACCAGGAATGGGTAAGCATTGTATCTACCACCAGTACCCTCCAGGTAACCGGCATTGGTAGTTACGGTAGCACCAGCACCATCCCAATACAGCATCTTGGGTACTTCAATAAATCTGAAGTGTCCAATAGAGCCAATCTCTCCAGTAGCCAGTTTACCTGCTTCTGCATACTGATGTACAGGAATGAAAGCTGGTTGGTCATGGTAGTCCTTCATTCTCAACAGAGTTGGACGAAGTTCTGCACCTACAAAGGCATATCTTGCACTACCGATAGTTCTGGTATCAATCATTCTGGAACCAGAGATAAGGGTAGTATCTCTTGGACAACGGTTGTTGTTCAGAGCAAGCTCGATACGGGTAAGCATATCAAAGGTAAGTTCAGAAGCAGTTGCTCCAGTATTACCAGTGAGTTCAGTTACCGAGGTAGCTGCACCACCATAGAAGACTACGTTAGCACCATTCAGAAGGTCAATCTGAATCATGTCTTCTACAATCTCGTTAGCACCTCTGAGGGTTTCACGAGAGATATGCTGCATAAGTTCAGCATCGTTATCGAACTGGATGGAGTCTTCGGTATATTCATCAAAGAAACCAAAGTTCTCGATAGAGCCTTCCAGAGTAAGTCTGGTGAAACCAACTCTGTTAACTCTACCACCAGTTTCGGAGATAGCTGGAAGCTTATCAACAATAGTACCTACGTCTTTGGTAGAACCATAAAGATTACCTGCCTGATTAACAGCAGTACCTTCTTCAATAGTCCATCCAGCAGTTGTAAGGGTAGTTACAGCAGCAGCATAGGTTGTTACAGTCATACCAAGGTTACGGAAGATGATTATTGCTCTTGCTTGAGCAGCAGTCAATGCTGTTGCAGCATTAGTTCCCTGACCTACAGCAAAGCGAGTCATACCATGAGGGTCAGTAATAGCGATAGTCACTTCATCTTCAATGAATTGACCAGTAGCATCAATACCTTGGTCGTTGATGTTTCTGTCATCTAACAGTGGAATATAGTGGAACCTTTTGATTGTCTTGCCGTAATGCTTCTTTTGTGTTCGCCAAGGTTCGTTAATCCTTAACCGTTCTCTTATGAACTGCTGTATGTTTCCATACAGAACAGACTATATCATCACCCTATTTCTAGGGGTTGGACGCTTCCACTCACTTGAGTGTACTCCCTTTCGGGATAGTCGTTGAACTTTACTTTCCATGTCTGGTTGTATACCCATTATTTTCAATTACTTGTCTATAGGAATTTAAAAGAGTAACAGCTTCAGATAATGTATTTCTCATCCCTAAATAAACTCTTTTGCCATCTAATTGTTTTCTTACTGTAAAACTATTAGATACTTTATTCCAACTTATTCCTGTAATTCCAGAAGTATTATCACTTCGTTTTCTACTGTTCCTACAGTTTATTTGTTGAGTAACTATACGAATGTTAGAAACACTGTTATCACAAGAATTACCATTGTAATGGTCTACTACTTTGTCTTCGGGTATTTCAATCCCTCTTAAAAAAGTTACAAGATGATGATAAGAAATGGTTGTCCGAGTAAGAGGGATATGAACACCAAGATACCCATGACTACATAGTTTATATCCTTTCACTATATCGTCTTTTTTGTATCTTCTTCTATATCCGTTCTTAGCTCTTCTCACTGTATTACCATCTTTATCTAAGTAAAACCATTCTAAGAGTGTATCTTTGTGTTTACCAGTCATGTTAAGTCTTAGCTGCTGATTGTCTTCACCTTTATGTGGTCAGAGTTCCCAGCAATTCATCCAATTTAATCAATAGAATTTCTTCTAAAGTGCCCTCACATTTAAGGCATTGCCGTCACATCTGCCAACTGACCGAAGTATTGTTCCTTCTTCAAGACCACTAGAGCTTTGCGAAGCCAGAAAAATGGGATTAATTGAACTCCAATACTGGAG